GGCACCTACGAGGTGCTGCGCTCGGAGGTGGTGCAGATCCAGTCTGGCAGTTCCCCATACTTCACCTACGCGCCCGCCACGCGCATCTTCCTCCAGGACGGCACGCTTGGAGCGACCGGCGGAGGCTCCATTCAGGTGTGGGAGGAGGACAACAAGGACGATGCCAACATCGCACACGTTATCGGAGAACTGCTGTTCGCGGACTGGCCGTTGGGGCTGCAACTCGACCCGAATCACATCGTCGAGTCGTGGGACACCGACTCGCTCGAAGAACTGGGGATCGAGGCTGAGACCAGCGGGTGGCGGTCTTCCATCTTTGGCACGCAGGGTGAGACTGCCGAAGCGATGCTGGGTGCGATTCTGCAAGATCATGGCACGATGCTGCCGATCGACACCTCGACGGGGCACATGCTGTTCCAGCGCGTGCGCCTCCCCTCCGGAACACTGGCAGCCCTAGTCGAAGACATCCACGCCGACCGCTTCCCGGAGATCGAGACGCTCCACGACGATCAGCCTGTGGACCGGCTGATCTTCTCGTTCAGCGGGCGAGGCAACCTGTACGGTGACGTGACGATCGCCGTGGATGAAGACGGACAGGCTAGTTTCGCAGAACACCAGCGGGCGCGAAAGGTCCCGATCGTCTCGACCACGTTGTTCTCCACGGCTGCCGCGCTCTCAGAGCTGCGATCGCCAGAGGAGCTTGCCAAAGGCGCGAGGATTCGGCTGGATGCGAGCCGCGAGGCGCGCGATCTGCTGCCGGGACAGGCGATCATCGTCGAAGGCTTCGACCAGGTGCTTCGTGTGACATCGGTCGCGATCGACCCTCTCACAGAGCGTGTCGAACTAACCGTGATCCCGGACTTCTACGGCGTCCCCTTGTCTAGCTTCCTCACGAACGAGGGTGGCACAACGGATCCGCCCGAGGACCCGCAGATCGACGAGGAGTTCAGGTGGGTCGAGATCCCCGAGCAGCTCCTCGGTTCGACCTTCCCCGCAACCCCCTACGTCATGGTGCCGCGCATTCGCGCGAACTCCAACATCAGTTTCTCGTCAATCCACTTCTCCGAGGACAACTCGACCTACACGCTCAAGGGCAACGACACGAACGTGCAGACCGGGGGCACGTTGGACGCATCGCTCGATGCCGACGGCCCGAGCTACCTAGAACAAGGACCCGTCTTCACCGAGCTAGGTCCTGACAATTCGTCTGCCGTGGACTACTCGGCGGACCTCACGAGTTGGGGCCTCGGACGGCAGCTCGCTGTCATCGTGTCCAGCGCGGGCACGGAGGTATGCATCGTGCAGAAGACCACCATCGTGAGCGGCACGCAGCGCCGCCTCGATGGTCTCGCTCGCGCCTGCTACGACACGCGCAAGCTGGCGCACCCGGCAGGCTCGGTCGTCTTCATCGTGGACCCGGACTCCATCACGGAATTCACGGATGGCCTGCTCGTGCCAGAGGGAAGCCTGTGGGTCAAGTCGCAGCCTGGCACGAACGGGGGTCAGGTCTCGTTGGACTCCGTGCCGCCCTACGGCAACGAGGTCTACGCAAAAGGGCAGGTTCCGATCGCACCGGACTACGTTCACGTTCGCGCGCCGTACCGCAACTCACCTGCCTTCCAAACCGGCGACGATATCACCATCGGCTGGGCGATCTCGACCGGCACGAAGCAAACCGGGTGCGGCGGCCAGAACGCAGGTCAAGTCACGGGCGCGCCCGTGGTGCCTGGCGCCATCCAGATCGACTTCCTCACCACTGGGGATGCAGTGATGGGGACGTACTCCGTAGACGGCGAGATCGCCGAATACACCTACGACAACGCTGACCTCGTAGCCGACTTCGGCGGCGAACCGAGCGCCTTCAAAGTTCGCGTCACGCATGTCGCGAACGGTTACTCTTCTCCGGTGAGCCAGTCGCTCACCATCAACCGCGTCAGCTAGGAGGCTTGACATGGCTAGGCCCGCAAAGAACGACATCGACTCTGGCATCCAGAACTGGCACCAGAAGATCGACGACAACGACGAGGCCCTGTTCAACGGGCCGCTTCCGATCCACGAGCACACGGGCGACGAGTCCGACCTCGCCGCCACCTTTCCGGCGGCGAGCTTCGACCGCTGCCTGGTGATGGTCGACCACTCCACCCTGGGCTGGTCCATCTACGGCTCGAACGGCACGTCATGGCAGCGCGTGGCGCTGCTGGATGCCGAAGCCGTCACCGCGCTCACCGACTCGACCGGGGGTTCGGCGAACGACACGCTTGTGGCGATCTCGGGCTCGGGCGACGACACGAACATCAACAACAACTTCGCCGACCTCGTGGCGAAGGTCAACGCGATCCGCACGGCCCTGGTCAACCACGGCCTGCTGTCGTAGACGTGGCCCCTCGTGGGTCATCTGCCCGGGTCCGGCGGCTGGATTGCCTCCCCAGTCGTCGGACCCACCTTTTCCTGGATTTCGCTTGACATCGAGGCTCGATATGGGTAGGTTTACTACCGTCAGCGTGTAGAACGGTCAAGTGCCTCGGAGGTGGCCCTTCTACGCTGACCCGCCGAGCTGCGGACAAAGCTCGCCTCGCTGACCCAGGCCGGGGCTTACAATCCGAGAGATGGGCGCGGCAGCGTCCAGGGGCTCGTCCTGGGACTGCTCCGAAGGGGCCGGCGCACCGAGGCCGGGAGCGCCGCCCCTCCTGCCGCCTCTCCAACGCAAGCGGCCCGGCGCAGGTGATGAGACCTGCGCCGGGCCGCGTCGATTCTGGGCCTCTCAGGACGGTCAGAGGCCCTGTTCCTTCTTGAGTCTCAGGAAGCGCTCCCAGGGCGTCTCCTCGACGGGCACCGGGGCGGGGGGCGGAGGGGCCGGACCCTCCTCGGCGTCCAGCAACCCCTCGGGCAGGGCCTCCAAGATCAAGGTCATCGGGACGATCCCGGCGTGGTGCATGATGATGGTCCCCCTGTGAACCCCAACGGTGACGATGATGCCCAGCACCTCACCCTCGGTCGAGAAGACCGGGCCTCCGGAGTCACCCGGGAAGATGTCCATGGCGACCCGATCGGGGTCCTCAGTGCCGAGCCCTGCGGTCCACCAGTGGTCACCCGCGCCGTAGCCGCTCTTGAACACTGTCTCACCTGGGCGAGGGGCTCGGTCGGCCAGGGGCCAGGGCTTGTGCCCGTGGGGCTCGGTGACGAGCAGGACGGCATCCAGATCCTCTCCCAGCTCGATGATCTCCAGCACAACCAGGCCGTCCACCGTGATCTGCCCAGGGTCGAATCTGCCGATGACGTGAGCGGCGGTGAGCCACACTGTGCCAGAGATCGGAAAGCCCGTGCCGGAGCTGAAAGGGCTCTCAACCTTCGCGGCGTGGCGGGAGCCGAGCATGACCTCCTGGGGCGGAAGGTCGGGTGCGGAGGCGCACGATCCAAGGATCAATGCGCCGCAGGTGAGGAGGGGGAGTCTTCGCATGTCAGGTCTCGGGCGCGCGAGGCACGGGCCTTAGCTCCATCGCCGCGCGCGGTGACGACGGAGGCTTGGGTTTCGAGTGCGTGGACGGTTCCGCACGTCGAGCAGACCGCTCGCTGGAACTTCTCCGACTCGATGGTGAAAGTGTGTGAGACTCGAAGAATCCCATCACAGGTAGGTACAGCGCACTTCATCTTTACCTCTTGCGATGGGCTTTCGTGCCAACAGTGTGTCCATGGTGAGTGCTGGTGACGACCTTGCCGCCATCGCCCAGGTGGGGGTAGAAGGCGTAGATGATCGCGTCGGCGCGGTCAGGCGACTCGCTAACCTCCATGCGCTTCCTCCACTCGTCCTTGGTCTCGACCTTCAACTTGCCCTTGCGATCGGTGTAATACTGCCGCGTCGAGAGCTGCTTGAGCAAGCGCGGGTCGTTGGGGATGCGGACGATGTGCTCGCGAACGAGGTTGCGCAGCATCCACCATGCCTCGCTGTACAGGTCCGCGAACATCGACGGGTCGTAGGGGCGCGCCTGCGTGTGGAATTCCAGCACGTTCTTCCCGCCCTCGTGGAACGAGTGCATGACGCCTTGGCCCATGCCTCCCGCGTCGGGGATGTACCAGCAGTCCTTGTCGCTCCAGTTCGAGTCGCGCTGGAGAGCGAAGGCGTAGTCGGTGACGCTGATCGGCTCGGTCTTGACGAAGACCTTGAAGTCCACAATGGCGAGCCCTGCGCGCCGGACGACTACGCTTTCGTCGCCACCGAAGCGCGCGTAGTCGATCCCGATGGCCTTGTTCACGCGCATCATGTCGGTGATGCTCGCGCAGCCCAGCAGGTTCGTCTTGGTGCAGATGGTCAGGTCGCGCAGGCCCATGACGTTGTTCGGGTCCTCGTGCGGGAACTCTCCGAGCACGCGGATGCGGTACACGTCGCTGTCGCGCCCGTACTCCCATTCGAGTTGCTTGTTGCGGCTCGGGGAGACGATGTGCGGGTAGTCGCGCGCGGTGTCCTCGGCGTTGAAGACCAGGCGGTGCCACTGGTCCGCCTGAGAGGTGAAGAACTCGTAGAACGCGCACGACGAGGTGTTCGGGTTCCCGATCGCTAGGAAGAGTGCGTCAGGGTTGGAGAGTGTGCCTTTGATCGTCTCGACGATTCCGGGCGCCACGCCCGAGGCTTCGTCCGCGATGAAGGTCAGGCGCTTCTCGTGAATCCCCTGGAGGTTCTCAGGGCGCGTCGCGGTCGCGGTGCGAATGCCCCACATCTTCGAGCCGTTGATCTCAACCTTCGTGCCGTAGGTCTTGACCATCTTCTGCATTACCGGGTGCGCGTCCTTGAGCAGGCGCGCGCACTCGTCGATCCACTGCTTGCATTGGCGCATCGACGGCGAGGTGACGATGCACAGCGCGTCGGGATACCGCAGGCTGCGCCAGAGCGCCACGATGACTGAGATCGAGGTCTTGCCGGGGCCTTGACCGCTTCGCACGGCGATGCGCTTGAGGCGCTTCTCCACCGGCAACCAAGATTCGAGCTGAACGATGTCCAGCAACTCCTCTTGTTGCCAAGTGTACTCGAAGTTCATTGCCTCACTCGCGAAGACGCGGATGTCGCCGCGCCAACGCTCGTACAGGGGCTCCAACTGTCGTGCGAAACGTCCCACCAGCCTACCACATGATGATCTGGCGCGTGTCGGGGCCGATCTGGACGGTCTTGAGGGCTTCCATCGTCTCGCAGAAGCGTGGCTCTGAGCTGCGAGCGCCAAGAACGACGGTCAGGAGGCTCGGATCGTGGATTCCTTGAGCCCACCCTGGTCGGTTGGACATGAAACGCAGTTCGTGTCCCGCCACGTCGCCGATCCTGAGCACCTTGTTACTGGTCCAGCGGCACACGGAGGTCAGTGCGGGGTCGATCGTCGTCGTCACGGTGTGCAGGAAGCCCATGAAGCGGCTCTCCAAGTCACGCGAAGACGAGACCACAAGCACTTGCGAACCCTCGACACGCAGAAGGCGCCAGAGCGCGCACAGCGCAATGGCTTCGGTGGTTCTTCGAGCGGGTTCTTCGACCACTTCAAACGGGTCTTCACCCTTGTAGAAGCGCTGCATGAGTTCGAGCTGGTAGAGGGAGGGCCGTAGTCCCAACCGCTCGCTCAAGTCCTCAGGGCTGCGTAGGCTCCCCACCATCATCTCCTCGATCAAGCTGTTGGTCAGCATCTTGTGCCTCATGGCCGCGAACGGAGAGTCCCAGTTTACGCCGCAACTGCGCGTTCTCGGCTTCGATGTGCGCCATCTCGACGCGAAGGTTGCCCATGCGCACCTGCATGTGCGCAACAGTTTTCTCCAGTTCACGGATTCTGTCCAGCAGCAGCTCCCGGAAGTCCCTCTTCGCGAGTCTTCGGTTCTCCAACCACGCGCGGAACCAGTGGAGTCCCCCAGCGCCAAGCACTGTGGCGACTACGAGCTTGCCCCACTCAGGCAGATAATCTTCGGGGAGCTGCTGCATGGCTCTATTGGTGAATGGAAACCGCGTCGAACAGGGAGCGCAGGCGCTTCGTGTCCTCCAGATACACGTCGGCTTCGAGCTGTTCGAGTCCGCCTCGCATCAGATCGGCCAGCACGAGTTGGTCGTGCAGTTTCATCAGATTGCCCATGGTCACGAGCAACATGTCGCCGGACGCAGCGGGCATCGCCAGCATCGTGCGAGCTGCCTCCGAGGCGGCCTCGATCTGACCCAGGACTTCCGCAGGCACCTCCAGCGGGCAGTCCTCGCTCGTGACGTAGTTCTCGACACGTTGCAACACGCGCTCTACGGTGCGAACGACCGGGCCGTCCGCCTCGATGGGCACGAGCCCGGGGCCGGGGGAGACGCACGCGGCGAGCGCGAGCAGAGGTGCTGTGAGTAGAGTTTTCATAGTTTTCAATCCTTTTCGGACCAGATGCAGTCGATCAGGCCCCACTCCAGGGCCGTCTCGGCTGTGAAGAAATAGTCGTTGCATGCTCGCGAAAACTTCGCCCAATGACGGTACGGCTTTGAAGTGTACTTCGCGAACAGTCTGTCCATGCGCTCGCCGCGACGACGCACGGCCTCTGCGACTCCTGCCACGTTAGACGGTGAGCCCTCCATTTCGAGGGAACCTGTGTGTAGCATGAACTCACAGTTCTCACTAGCGTACCTGTGCCCTTTCTGGCCGCAGGCCACAAGGAAGGGCGCTGCCGACATGCACATGCCGAGCGCGACGGTGTGAACAGGCACCGGCACCGTCCGAGTCACGTCATGCAGCGCGAATGCTTCGTCGATGCTGCCGCCGTAACTAGCCACGAACAAGGTGATGGGGTCCGGCGAGGAGTCCGCCATCAAGTACATTCCCCTGATGGCCAAGGAGGTGTTGCCACTAACCACGTCTCCGTGCAGGAAGATCCTCCTGCCTACCACGTCAACGCCGTGGTCCAACGCGGCTGACATCTCCATCGTCATGCTCGGCTGACCTACCATCTACTCACCCTCCTGGACGGGCTCGGTCGGCCCATCGACGAAGGCTTCGACTGCCGCACCAAGCACTTCGTCGATGAGCCCCTGGTCGAGGCCGGTGGCCTTGACGAGGTAGATGCTGGCCACGGCGGCGAGCGCGAGGAGAAGTCTGCGGTAACGTTTCATGTTGATTGCCTCCGGATCTACTTGATCCTCACGATAGTAATGGTACCCTGGCCTCGCAGTAGAACAGCGGTCGCGCCAGCTCCATAGGTTGCGACACACCTAGCTTTGAGTGCGTTTCCGTCCGACAGGTCCACAATGCAATGTGAGACCAGGGTGGCTATCTCCCCGTCAGCAAAATCACGCGAAGAGATAGAGCCTAATACTGAGCCT